CAAAATATATGTAAAGCAGGGCTACAAGATAGAGGAGAAGAAAGTAGTCGTAGACGGTGAAGATGTACCAGGTCTTAAGATGTACCGTAAGACTCTAGATACATCACTGCAAAATATGCGCAATGACCCGCTTTTATTTGTTTACCGTAAAATGGGTGAGCCGCACATGATTAAGTTTAAGCCAGCCGGAGCAAGGATTGCTGTATCTATAAAGAATCTTAGATATGAGGCGCTCCCAAGGATACTTGGAGTTTTTAATAATATAACAAGGTATCTTGCTCGTGTATTCACATCCTTAAACCCCGCTTTCATTATCCCCAACTTCTTCCGTGACTTACAGAGTGCTGCGATTCATCTGTCGGAAACTGATAAGAAGGATGTGTTTAAAGGTACTTTTCAGCGTAAGCGTCTAACTGGTTTCATGAAAGCTATTTTCAAAACTGAGATAGCTTTGGCTAAGGGTGAGAAGGTGCCGGGTAAGTTCCCCATGGATATAGCAAGTGCTCAGGAAATATTAAGATCGGGTGACTATGCTAAAATGTATCAGTTTGCAAAAGCTGCGGGTGCTAAGATTGGATACTTTAAGCACGAGACTGTTCCTGAGCTAATTGAAAAGCTGCGAGATCAGAAGCCTAAATCTAAGAAGGGTGCTAGGAAGTTTCTTAAGTCGATGGTTGATTATGTTGATTCCGCTAATAGTGCGGTAGAAAACTCAATTCGTATGTCAGCTTTCTGGTCTGCAATTGAGGCGGGAAGAACTCCTCAGCAAGCAGCCACAATTTCTCGTAATGTAACCGTAGACTTCAATCAGAAGGGCAACCTTACGCAGTCATTCGGTGCGCTGTTTGTGTTCTTCGGAGCATCGATGAACTCAGCAGACAGATTCTACAGGACACTCAAAAACCGCACTCCTCAGGAGCGTAAAATGCTCATAGGCGGTATTATTGCCGCATCCTTTGGCGTCGCTATGTTTAACCGTCTTCTTGATGACGATGACGATGAGGAGATGCCTGACTACGATACGATCAGTTCTTACAAGAGAGACACTAGCCTTATCATTCCAGGTGTTAACAAGATACCCGGTTTTGAAGATAAAACAGGTAGGGATACCGGTGCATTCAGTATTCCTTTAGCTCTTGGGTATAATGTGTTCTGGTCACTTGGCCAGACTACCGCTGATATTGTGGCTAAGTATTGGAGTGGGCGTGGAGGTATTGGACCGCTGGATTGGTTCAGCCGTAACGCAACTTCTGTAATGAATGCGTTCAATCCGATTGGTGGTGCAACTCTTTCCGGTGCGTTTGTTCCTTCATTCGGTCAACCTATCGTTGATCTGATGGCCAACGAGAATTTTATGGGATCACCTATTCGTAAGGATGACCGTCAGTTCGGATCTGAAGAGCCTGCATTTAAAATGGATCCAAAAAGAACTCAGGAGTTTTGGACCTCAATTTCAGAAAATATCAATAAGTTCATGGGCGGCGACGATAACATCAAAGGATCTGTTGGCGGTATCTTTGGAGGTAACCCGGCACTGGCTAAGGCAAGAGGTGAATATCAATTTGATATGTCTGGATCTGAGATGGAGCATCTTGTAATGGGTTACACTGCAGGTCCCGGTCAGATCATTAATTACCTGTTTGGTGATTTAGTATATCCATTGATCAGCAGCAAAAAAGAATATGATTTGGATATAAATAAAGCTCCTATCTTTAATAGATTCTTAAAAACCACAACATATGGCAGTGCAACCCGTAGAGCATACTACAATCTTCGAGATAGCGCTCTCCCTGTTAAAGACGCATTAGCTGATGCACAGAAGGTTGGCCCGGCTGAAGCGGCTATTGTAAGACGGCAAAACGCTAATGTTCTGCAATGGATTCCTCAAATGAAGTACATGGACGGAAGGTTGTCTAAATTCAGAGATTTAAAGAAGAAAATCGAAAACTCTAAGTTGAGTCATTCTGAAAAATCCCAACGGATTGAAGACCTGGAGAGAAAAGAGTTAAATATGCTAACCGCAACTATTAAAAAAGCTCAGGCGCTCGGTCTTATCTAAACATGGAAACCAATCTAAAGATAACTAAGAAACAGGAGGATAAACTCCTTAAATACTTACTCGATCGAGTAGAGCAGCTCAAGGAGGACAACCGTGAGCGTATTGAGCATGATAAAATTTCCTGGAAGATGTACCACAATGATCGAACCGATCGGGTAGGGTACGACAGTATTTTTAGTAATTCTAATTTATCCATCCCCATGACCAGCCTTGTGGTCGATCACTTTATGGCTAGGGCTGAGGATGAGATTACAGGCACAAGCCCATACTTTAAATTTGAGGCCCAGGGAGCAGGAGATCAAGAATCAGCCGAAGCATATGACAAATACTTCAACTGGAAGCTTGAGGACAAAGGCCAAACCCGTGAGCGTTTGGAAGAATCCTATCTCCATTTGTTTATCCAAAGGGCTTTGGTCTTAAAATCAACTTATAAGGAAGAAGTATCTACCTGGTACGATTATGAGAGAAACGGATTATTCAACAACGAACGAGGCGAGTTTGAGGAGATTCCTGGTGAAGGTCCGATTATTGAAGGTGAGGCACAGTTTATCCCAGAGATGAATCCAATGACCGGTGAGTCAGAGCTTAGGTTAGCTAGTGACCCAAGCTTTCAGATGATACCCGGTGTCCATGAATTTCAACCTTTACCTCAGGGTGTTCCAACCCAGCAGGTCAAATACAAAGGTCCTAGGTCAGAGGTCATAGACTCTGATCGTTTCCTATGCCCGACAACCGCAGAGTCTCTTGAGGACGCCGATATCGTAGTAGAGCTTTACGATAAAGATATGCGCTGGGCTCAGAAGATGTTCCTTGATCGTGAGTGGATGAATTTCGGTCACTACTATAATTTGGTTAACAAAGACGCCAATCCCAGAAGTCCGATCGAGAAGAACGAAGATAGAATCGAGAACTTAGATTTTGATAATGAAGAAAATCCAAGTATTCAGATTCTTGAATGCTGGGTTAAGCGTGATGTTCTTGGTACCGGTGATCCTCAAGAGTTCTGTGTGTTTGTAGATCCTGAGGCCAAGAAGATTTTATATTACGAATTTGTAGCAAAGCTTACCCCAGATAACCGTATTCCGTACACCGCTGTTTCTATTGGAAAAGATAGAAACAAGTGGTGCGGAAAAAGCCTGCCTGAAAGAATCAGATCTTTTCAGGAATATGTAGATAAGCAGTTCAATTCCCAGAGCTATCGGAATGAACTTGCAGCCAATCCGATCATGGGTGTTAACCCGCAGGCCGTAGAGGATGAGCCTGAGGATGTTGAACTGCATGCTGGTAAGATCTTTGAATTGAAGGATCAATATAACATTGATGACTTCCTCCAGTTCTCTGCGATTCCTAATGTTGATATTAAGACCCAGGAGCTTATAGATTTTGTATTTGGTATTGTCCAGCTCTGGCTGGGCGTTTCCAATATGGCACAGGGAGATTATCAAGCACTAGCTCCTGCCAATACAGCAACCGGAGTCGAAGCAACCCTTCGCGAGGCTTCGAAGATTGGTCGTCGTTGGATGCGTAGAATCGTTCGTGGATTCGAGGAGCATTTGACCAAGCTCGTTCAGGTAGCCATGGCAACCATGGATGAGGAAGAAGTCTTTGAATACATGGAGGGCGATGTCCGAGCCTTCGGTGTAATGACTCCTGACGCGATCCGTAATATTGGTATCAATACCAAAGTCATCTTGTCGCAGGACCAAGGCCAAAGGGCTATTGAGAAAGCAAATCTCGCTCTGCAAACACAGGACAGATATTTCCAATCACCTCCCGAAATGCGTCCGTTCATTCGTCCTATGCTCAAGCGCATCCTCGATGCCATGGGCTTTGAAAGAACTGATGAATTATTGCCTCAGGAAGCACCGCCCGATCCAAAGACTGAAGCAGAGATTGCCAAGATGCTTGGCGATAATGCAGCTCAGGGCGAAGCGAATGCGCCTAAGGATGGAGTTTCCGCAGCAACCGCCGGTATGGGTAATAGTAACCCACAAGGCATGAACCAATATCAATCATGAGCATAAAATACACACACAGCAAATCTCCTAGCAGTTACCAAGCCTCTGAAAAGAAGAAAAGATTGCGTAAAGCTTCTAATCATAAATCCGTTGAGTATATCTACGGAACCAAATACCCAAAAATGGGTGGATCGTTAGGCGTTACTTACACTGCAGGCACAGGAGTTATATCTAAAACACATAGGGCTGACAGCGTTGCTTAATGGCTCTACCGCGGCACATATACCGCTCGAAGAAGCTAAGTAATATCCCGCAGAAAAGGTATTCCCGTAAATACAATCCGGACTATCTTTTGGAGAAAGCCTCCTACGGTGCTTCAATAAAACAGGGTTTTGGTGATTTTGACGGAGATGGTGATTTGGATGGTATGTATCCAAAGCAGCGTGCCGGTGTGGCTGAAAAACCTGGTTTACATATTAATGAACCTAGAAGAGGTCCTAGGAATTTAATATCATTTGGTTCACCTACATACGGTCCTATAAATTTAAGAGTACCAACACCCGAATCGGGACCTCTGAGCCTTGAGTTTTCAGTGGATCCTCCTCAGCTCGGACCAACCAGTTTGAATACTACAATTCAAGCGTCTTCATTCGGCCCCGCTTCTTTAAATGCTTCGATTTTAGCTCCCGCCCTGGGTCCTTCAGGTTTAAGTGTTAGTAGCAACCCAGCAGTCGGACCTTCAAGTCTGGGAGCCACAACTGTAGCCCCGGCTGATGGACCTTCTAATATAATTTTCTTAGTACCACCAGCTGCCGGACCTTTAAGTCTTAGCAGTAGTGTTGATTACAATGTAAGTCTTACCATAGATTCAGATACTAAATATTCTAAATGGGGTTCTAGCTATTCTGTTGATGCAACAGTCCACGGGCACTATACATACTACCCATCAAGTTCCAATCCGTATTATTTAAAATCTTTAAATCTTAACTGCACCGCTTACACAGGCGACGAGATAGTACTGCGCTATACACCGCAAAGGGTCGGCAGTGATTATGTAGTTCCTCAGAAATGGTCGTTCTCCGGTACTGGTATGGATGATATTCCAGAAAAGTTCTACTACACATGGAACGGCCCAATAGGAACTGGTGGTTCGGTTACCTCTATAGTTACTGGGTCTAAATTATACGGTTCTGGTGCGACTTGCTGAATATGAGCCGAGCATACAAAAATAAAAAGTTCAATACGGACAATTACATCGAGTATGGAATAAGCCCTAAGTACTTCGGCCTACAGGCAAAAAGGTTTCCAGGCTCGGTTAAAAAAGCATACTGCGACATAGATAGGGATGAGGAGGCCGAGGTAACTTTTACAAAAAGACGAAGCCCGGCTGTACGGAAAAATTATGAGTGTTTAACTATCGGAGATTTTGCTCCTGCCTTCGGGCCGCAAGATCTTTCCCAAGCAGCTCCAGAGCTTGGTCCTGCAGATCTTGAATCTGTTGAGTTTCCGGTTCCAGTTTCCGGTCCGTCAAATTTATCAGTTGTAGCTCCTGCGGCAGGTCCACAGAATTTAAGCAGTTCCTTGTTAGCTTCATCTAGTGGTCCGCAAAATTTAACTTCTTCAATCATAGTTCCTGAAGCTGGCCCACAATCTTTGGAAGTATCATCCAATCCAAATTCAGGTCCACAGAATTTAAGCAGTTCCTTGTTAGCTCCATCTATTGGTCCTCAAAATTTAACTTCTTCAATCATAATTCCTGAAGCTGGCCCACAAGATTTAGTGGCAGAACTACCTCCTGATCCATTGTATGTAGTAGTAGCATTTTATGACGGTAATTTCAGCCCGAACGATGGTCGTTGGTACCCTAATGATGTCGATGATAAAGCGATATATATGGGTGAAGATCGTAATAATGCCTTATACGCATTTCCTCTTGTAGACGGAGCAAGATATACCATTGTACCCGAGACGCAAGCCAGCTACTTTTCAAGTGTGAGTCGGGGGGCCGGCGTAGGTAATAATCTATGGGAATGGTATTGGAATAAGTACACGCCAAACCCTGGCCAGCCGTATACAATAGTGGGGAGTGCGGCGAATTATGTTAAGTACGATAGCTACTCCGTTAACCCTAATATCGGCACACCTAAATTTAGTTTATATACATCCGGTTTGAACGTTTTTCTTAGAGATCTGCAATATAATCCATATAACAGATTTCCGGAGTCCGAGGTAATGGCGATTAAAGCCTCACTTGAAGCCGGAGAAGGAACAGGTAAGCCCGTCGGCTCTTTTTTGACTTTTAACCCTAATTACAAGGAAGAGTTTAGAACTCACTCTTCCACAACTCCGCCAGACCCTTACTGATGACCGACATAGTAATATTCGACAAACTAGCAGACTTAAAACGATTAACGACTGATGAAGCTTTTATCCATCTTGAAAAACGCTTTCAAAAAGAAAGAAGTAGATACCTCGCCAAACTCCTCGATCCCGACACCAGTGCCGAAGAAACACTTGCACTCAAAGCGGTCGTCAACGCGCTTGAGGCGCTCTCGCCATTATCGCTCGCGGAGAAAACCCTAAAGATTGAGGTAAAAAACAGGAAAATTTCTAATCCTGAGATGTTTAAGTACAAGCGAAAGCCAACCGATTGATAACATCCGGGCTCCTATGCAAACTAAAACCGTAACCTATAATTTATTCCTATGGCTAAAAACATAAAACTATCTTGGACAAATCCATCGTCCGTATCAGATATTGACACAATTGAGCTGTATCGTAAGTCAGGTGATCACACCGGAGTTACTGATATGGAGGCTTTCAGAACTGGCGCAAGTTTAGTAACTTCTGCTGCTGTTGGTTCTGCTAATGCTGTTCAAGAGTATACAGAATCAGCGGTAGCTGCTGGTGAGTATACTTACGGTGCGTTCTCCAAAAACGCTGGTGGTTTCGGTCCTGGCGACTTAACAGACACCACAATCACAGTTACTTAATGTCTGGTGATATCTCCATACAATCTACTCCAAGAGTGTCTGGTGATATCTCCATACAAAATACTACAAAATCAGACGACGACGGAAGCTCGGTAGCTAATGCCAATGGGCTAGTCGGAAGATCTGTAGATATTTTTGTACTTAAATCAACCTACGAAGCAGGCTTTGCAGAACTATCATCACTTGCTTCAGCGGGAGTTGAGTCAAAACACGCGGTTGATTGGGAGAGTGAAAACCCCGCATTGCAGCAGGGAGTTATAGGATACGACATTACAAACAAAAGACTTAAGGTCGGTGACGGATTTAACAACTGGAACGATCTACAATACATTGAAGAACCCGCGATGAATGAAATCCGTGTTGAGTACGGAAATTATGAATCTTTCAAAACAAACTTAGAAACAACCCTTATTTAAGACCATGTCCACAGCAACAGATATCCTCGGTAAAATCGGCGAAAAAGTCGGTTTAGAAATTAAAGACATTAAAGACAACTTCGCTACCAAGGTCAGCCTAGGTAATGTAAGTGAATCTATAGATTTTAGTCCGTATGCGACGGTTGTAAGTCTCGGAAGTGTTAAGTCCGAACTCAAGGCCAGCCTAGCATCTTACACCAGCGGGAACAGTGTATTTACCAATCTCAAAGCCCAGAGGGCAGAGGTTGATGAGCTTGTTGTTAAAGGCGATACCACAATCGTTAATACTCAGACCGTTGAGGTCTCCGATAATGTCATTGAGGTTAACCTTGCTGCCGATGATGATATAACTGCGGATACCGGAGGTCTTGCGGTTAATCGTGGGTTAAGAGTAGCGGGCACATCAGTTAATAGCTCAGAGTTAGAGTCTTTTACAGAGGGTTCTGTAGTAGAGGTTAGCGGTGATTCTGTAATCAATAGCTTTAATATTAGACTTAATAAATCTGGTACTGCAGCAGCTCCCTTGTCAAAACTTATCCGTGGGAACAACTACAGTCACCTAGACATAGAACTTATTAAACCTGAGGACGCAACCTACTCAGATGTCGCATTTGGAGATAAGTTTTTATGGAGAACGGACTCTGCAAATACATACAATGGAGTTTATGATCTTGGTTGTAATGTAGTCAAAACACCTGATGGAGATTATGTACCTGAATACATAACAACTAGCTCTGGCGACTATAAAAGTCTTGTGTGGAAACATGGCCGTGAAGATCTAGGTAATGGAGAGCAGGATGTTTATAGAAGATTGGACAGCATGCCTAACAGTTCAGATGATAAAATCTTTGAAGAGCTGTCTTATCCTGCGACGAATCCATGGAAAATGAATCTGACATATCCAGACGGCACAACAAGAAATGTAGGTTCATTATATTTCAATAACCATCCATACAACCCTGGTTTTAATGAAGCAGTAGTAGATTACATCGATGAATATGGCAGTGGTGATCTTACTCCTTTCTCGGAATCAGATGCCAAAACTGCGAACGCTGAGCTAGGCCCTGATCTTGTTAAATATATTTTAAGAGACGACAATCCGAACATCGCGTTTGGTGGTAATACCTTGGCAACTCCCACGGGTGTTGCGATGAACGGTCCGGCAACTAAAGTTGATGGTGCTGATGCTAACCTGCCTGAATATATCCAGTATGGTAACACAGGCCAATCAATAGATTTAGATAACCAATTAGAAAATACATACAGTGTTCGTGCTCATTTCACAGCCGATAACAAGGTTATGGCAAAAGCTATTGAGTTTGATTCTAATGATAATATTACAGTATTAGATTCAACTGAGACGCAGATTGGAACATGGTCGAATGACGGTACAGATACTTCAATTGTTGCATCCTCAGGATATACAATTGTTCTTCAGCAATGGTTGAGCAGTACGCCAGGAGCCCTAACTCTTCGTATCAATAACACTGAAGCTATAACTAACATAGATGCGGGTACTTATTCGGTCCCGCCCGTTTCGTTCACAGACGAACCGTTTGAACTAGGTACTGGTAATTGGTATAATTTCGTACACGCAAATGGCGATAAGTATTATTGGAGATCATCCTTTACAAACAGCACATACGACCTAACGATTGATATAATCCAAACCACATCCGATGGAAGCGGAGATGTCAGATTTAGAGTAGACGGAGTGAATGTTGGTTCTTGTAATTATAAAGGAGAAAATTATACGGAACTTAATAGTTCAGGGTATTCAGATATTTCCGTAACCTGGAAGCCTATGGGTACTCATACAGAGATTGAATCTGTCACAGTTACTTACACCCAACCTGGAGACGGTTCAGCACAAACTTTTGTCCCTGACACGATTTCAAGAGATACTACTTCAGTTCAAGCCGGTAATGTTAGATTTACTGGTATTAAGTATGAACTAGTTGAACACGGTGAGAAGGATGGTTCGTTGACACTTCAATGCCGTGGCTTCGGACCGGTAGCTTCTAGAGAACGTAGTGATGGAAT